GACAAAGGGTACCCTTATTGTAAAAGAATATCCTACGGCTTCCGCTCATGCAGGACACTTCCGTGCTCTCCTGAATGAACTGAAACTCAAGAAGGACTTCAAGGCTGATGCCATCTTTATTGACTATCTCAATATCTGTGCATCGGCTCGTATGAAGGGTGTCGGCGGTTCCGTAAACACCTATTCATTCATTAAGGCAATTGCCGAAGAAATCCGTGGGCTTGCCGTGGAGTTTGATGTTCCCATCTTCTCTGCGACTCAGACGACCCGCTCGGGTTTCGGCAACAGCGATGTTGAACTTACTGATACATCCGAATCATTCGGTCTTCCTGCTACCGCCGACCTAATGTTCGCATTAATCTCAACCGAGGAACTGGAGAAGATGAATCAGCTCCTCGTAAAACAGCTAAAGAATAGATACAACGACCCCACAAAGAATAAGAAATTCATCATCGGTGTCGACCGTGCTAAAATGCGGTTGTACGATGTCGAAAACAAAGCACAAACTCTCACTAAAGAACCAACCATCCGCCAAGCAAGTCCTTCGGTACCATCATTTGGAATTACCCCGAAACGCGACTTCAGTGGATTCAAAATGTAATACCATGGAAACACAAACACAATTCGAAGACATTGAACCCAGCTTCAATCCAATTAACTTTAGCCCCTTTTCTCAACTTTTGGTGGGCACTCAGACTACCGATCCCGTTCTCGTTTTTAATGTCGGGGACAAAGAGATACTTAGAATTGAGCGAAATGGCAATGTAATTGCTCCCGACCTTGAATCGGCTTCCGAAGCTGGTAGGGTCTTTATTGAAACTATTAGAAAAGAATTAAAATTCAAACTTTAATCATTTTGTTGTTTACTTTGCGGTACAACAATGTAATATAGGAACTACAATATGGGAATGTTCGATACAATTCAATGGGGCGACAACCTACCCTTCACCGAAGAAATGAAGGGTCTTGGTCTTGCCAAAAACAACTGGTCCTTTCAGACCAAAGACTTTGACTGCTGCTTGGCCGACTATGTCGTTCAGGACGGTAAGCTCTTTCTAAAAAAATACAAGAATGAGAAATGGGTTGAAGGCGACCCAAAAGCCGAGAGCTTTATGGACCGCCTAGGTTCTCTCAATCGTACCGAACCCTATCTTGAAGCACAAAAATCAGTTACCCATACAGTTTATATGTATGAATACCGGCACGATGTTGTCGGTCTTTGGGATTGCTCCATTGAGTTCAAGGCTGTATTTGTTCATGGAGCCGTTGAATCGGTTGAACTCATCCGCTTTGAAAAACTGCCGAATGCAGAAAGAAAACGAATCGACCGTGAATGGGAGGAACACTTAGAATTGATCAACTCTTATTGGTACAACCGCTTCATTTTCCACACATCAACCTATCGCTGGGTACGTCACATCCTCTCCCGTGCCTTTTACAAAACCGGCACATTCTTCCAAACCATTTCCTATAAACTGCCATGAGCTATATTGACAAACGCACCAACTCGCCAGCATATCGCCGTAAACTGAAAAAGTTTACCGAAGCCATTAAGTCCTATCGTGGGCTCACAAAGATTCCAGGACAGCCTCCAAAGCTAAAGTCCTCGGTGTCTCCTCGCGAGCTTGCCGACTATAACGATAAGAATCAGTTCCGCGTTGACCGCTCGACGATTCGTTATTTCCTTTTTGCTCTGGAAGGCAGCAATGCCGACCGCCGCCCAGCAAAGACGGAAGAAGCTCCAGCCGCAGCCTAATATGAAAGAATTCCTTATTGCCCTTCTAATTGTTTTGGTAATTGCATTCTTTGTATTTTATCCAATTGCCGTCATTTGGTCGCTCAATACTCTATTCGGTTTTACCATTCCATTTACATTTAGCACTTGGTGTGCAGCCGGATTGCTCGTCGGAGTGTTCACTGCCAGAATTACCATAAAGAAATAAACACATGAGAATCCTCTGCATATCCGATACCCACGGGCTCCATAAAGCCCTTGGTGATCTACCAGAAGCCGATGTTATTGTACATGCCGGGGATTTCTGCAACCATGGAAGCATGGATGAAGCCATTCGAGCCATCGGCTGGTTCAATGCTCTTCCGTATAAGCACCGTGTGATCATTGCGGGTAACCATGACATTTTCATGGACCCAAATCATTACGACTATTCCAGTACCGAAAGCTCCATCAAGGCAATCCTTCCCATTTCGGAAGGTTTCCATTATCTAAATGATTCTGGAGCTACCATTGATGGAGTCAAGTTCTGGGGTTCTCCGGTACAGCCAGAATTCTTTAACTGGGCATTCAACCGCAAACGTGGCTCTGATATTCAGAAACACTGGGACCTTATTCCAGCCGACACCGATGTCCTTGTGACTCATGGTCCGGCATACGGGTTTGTGGATGAGTGTCCCAATTACAAAATGCCTTGGGTGAATGAGAAAGTTGGATGCGTCAATCTATTAAAAACAATTCAGAAAACCAAAATTAAAACTCATGTTTGCGGTCATATTCACACTTCATATGGTTATGCATACTCTCCGGAGGATGTATTACACATCAATGCTTCCATCTGTAATGAACGATACCAGCCGGTTAATAAGCCGATTGCCTTTGATCTAACCGAATACATCGCACAGGTCTACACTTATGTTTAACGACAATCCTTACAAACACTGCGTCATGGTTCATACCGTTGACGAATACAAAGCAATGCCGGTAACATCAAGAGAGCTTGTCGTCTGGTATTGGCCCTGCCCGCTTTACATCAAACCCTACGCACTTACCGCCGGAGACGACCTTATAGGCGAGTGGACTAAATTTGATGCGTACATCAAAAAGGAATATCCAGTTCAATACTTTTTCCGCGAAACGGTTGCCGGATTCTTTTGGGACATTCAGCATTATTCCAGAAGAATCAAATGGAAGGTAAGACCTTACATTAAATATCCTCGTAAGGAAATGCGCGACAAGGTATTTACTCGTAATAGCGGTGACCTTGATTCCATCATTGTTGAATTCTGTCTGCAATGCGTCATCGAGTATGTCGACCGCGAAAAGTGCTTTGAAAACATTGTATTTTCTTCCTCGAATGAACTTGAAACCTTTGCGGCTCAATTAAAAGAGTGTCATGCTTATGCCACTAAGGGTCGCCAAGAAATTCTCAATGAAATCGAAAAGGCGTGGGAAGCAGTTCCACTTGTGATGAACGATATTGCTCAGAATAAGATGGAAAAGTATAATAAAGTTACCGAGTTGGAAAGTAAGCTGGAAGAAGCCGACACTCAGGTATGTGAATGGGTAGTTAAAAACCGCAGACAACTTTGGTCCTAATATGTTTGCCGATGATGATAACGAACCAGAAGAAAAGCAATTACCCGATTGCAAGACCGATCTACACACGAATACCTGTGTCCTAGAATATGCCCATGATATTATTCATGCCGCAAACCTCCAGAATAAGGATATTGAAGTGTCAATTGATTTTGATCTTGCGGTAAATTCAACATCGACTCTATCGGCAGCCAAAGCCAAGATTGAATCGGCGCTGGGTGCCATCATGGTATTTCCCAATTTCAAGAAGCAATCCTCAACGGCGTACATCCTCAATCGTGGGGTCATTAACCGTATGCTCAAAGAGGGATTCACTGAGGAATTCGTCCAACGTAATGGTAACATTTACAGCGATGAATTTGAATTCACTCAGAAGAACGTAAAACTGCTTGGCTATTATCTCACACACAAACTTAACAATGGCACCTAAAGTAAAACTCGTTAGTTATTCCAAGGTAGCCGATGAACTAAAACCCATCGGCGTCGAAGATTTCAGTATGGATCTTCAGGATCTTATTGCCTTCTGCGCAAGAGTTTCCAATCCGAAGAACCAGTTCAATACCGAGACTTCCGACAAATTAATTCGTTACCTTATTCGCAACAAACACTGGTCTCCTCTGGAGATGGTATCGGCGTGCGTGGAGGTAACCACTACACGGGATATTGCCCGCCAGATTCTCCGCCATCGTTCATTCTCCTTCCAGGAGTTTAGCCAACGCTATGCCGACCCCGTGAAGGAGTTGGACTTTGCTCTACGAGAGGCGCGTCTCCAGGACAATAAGAATCGCCAGAATTCATTGAATACCGCAGATGAAGCCACAAAATTGTGGTGGGCAATCAAACAGCAAGAAGTAATTGATTTAGTATCAGAAACTTATAAAGCTGCACTTGAACGTGGCATCGCTAAAGAGCAAGCCCGCGCAATTCTTCCCGAGGGTAACACGGTGTCCCGCCTTTACATCTCCGGAACGCTCCGCAGCTTCATCCATTACATTGAGGTTCGTTCGGGTAATGGTACGCAGAAGGAGCACATGGAAGTGGCTCAGAATATGGCTGTTGCCCTTGCTCCCATCTTTCCAATGATCACTGAGTTTTCCGTAAATGCTTAAAGATCAAACACTTAGTTTTTACGCAATCAATTCCAGCATTTTAATGTTTACTTTGAACCATTTTTGTTTATTGTTATTGGTATCGATTGAGACATATCAAACTCTCATCAAATAACAATAAACTCAAACAGTAATATATGAATACGAATAACACCGCTAGTTCCAACACTACCGCTACCAACACTCCTCGCCGCGGAGTCAAGAAGCCAGAAGCCATGTCGCTGGTCACGAAGTTCAACTTCCCAACCACGCCGTTCACCATTAAGGACGCCGTCCACGCCATTGGTATTGACCATTGGTACGTTTCGGAGTACGTTAAGAAAAACGCGACCGTTGTAGGCGATGCGCCTAAAGCCAAGGGCTCCCGTGGTCCGGCTGCCAAGTTGTATCAGATCAGCAAGTAAATTGCTTCGGTAGGTTTTGATCATTAAATCGGCTGGCTACTAAGCAATTGGTAGCCAGTCATTTAGCTTATACCGACTATCAACGGTTTACGGAAGTTCAAACTATTTTGTCGGTTTGTTACTAATCAACAACTTATACCATATCTTTGTGATTTACTTTTAACTGGTTTATTGTAGGATTGTATCATAATGAATAACACACCTATTGAAAAAATCACTCTGAAATGCGTCGTTACCGGCGAATTGGTTACCTACCGCGGCTGGGACTACATCTCCAAGCGAATCCAGAAGGCTGGCTCGTTGGATGCTCTTCAAAAGACCTTTACTTCCCGTAAGGGCGCCAAGCTCTCTAACGTCAATAGCTCGATTCTAATGGTTAAGTCCATGGATACCTCTGCTGCCCCAAAGAAGCCGCGGAAAACGAAGCAACAGTCGGTGGACTCGTTTGTAGAGCCCAAGACCAAGAAAGCCAAGGGCAGCATCCAGATGTTTGGGTATGAAGCCCGCCTCGTGGATGGTAAGTACATCCTCTCCAAAGACGGTGAGGAATACACGCAATTCACTGCAAATCCTAACAATGTTTGAGCGATTGTTGATACTCAATCAGTTATAACAATCTAATTGATTTACAAACAGCCACATTTTGATACAATAGTTATTATGAAATTGACCACCAAACTTCCAAACGGCAAGCTCAAAGTGAACAAAGCTGCCATCATCGCCAAACTGCGCAAGACCTATAAGGCTCGCCACGAAGCACTCGCCCTCGGCGTCATCCAAGTCGGTCAGCGAGAAGCTACCGATGTCGCCCTCGACCTTGTTCGCAACAACGTCGACAACTTTATCAACAGCAACGAGGAATAAGATTATGGACCCGAAACAATTCGATTCAATGACTAGCAGCCGTTACGAACAGATCATTGCTCTCATCGAGCAGGAAGCACAGGAAGCCGTTGAGGACGGCTGTGGCGACCGCGGTGATTGCATCCTCGCAATCCTGGATGGTATCGCTCAGGACCTAAACCTTACCCCACGCGCCTAATCTCATGATCGACTTCATCTCAATCGTACTGCTCTCAGTAGTTGCAATCATCTGTGCTTTTGCAATTGTGTGTTTGCTCTATTCCATATCTGTAACCGCATTTAAGCTCGTGCTCATGTGCTTTTTCCTATGGTTACTCATCGCCGTCATCAACTATATCTCGGCGCCAAAATGAACAAAATCTATTCAATTCTACTCGATGTAGTGGCTGCCAGTCTATTTGTCCTCTCGATGTGGCTTATGGGCAGAACCGATGAAAAATGGATTGGTATCATTGTGTTTGCTGCCGCCATGGTTCTCCTCTACAAAGGTGACTCCCTATGGAGCACCAAGTCAGAACCCAAAAACAAAACTAAAAAGTGAGACTCCTCTGCACCCTACTTCTCATTGGCTCATTACGGGCAAATGACTGCGTACCGCTTACCTACCAGACTCTTTCGGGTCTTATGGGTACACCGGTATCCTATAAGGAGTGGGTGCAGAAATTGGTACCGGATAGGCGTACGGCTCCCACACTCTTTGCTTCAATAGAAGCATGGAACAAACGGATGCCGACCACAAAGCTCCAGTGCATCTATGTGGTCTCCAAGGGGCTGGATGTAATGGACTGCAATGTGGACTTCGGTATGCCCTACCTCTGGATAGGTCTGATACCGGATGAGCTTGCCGCAAAGGTACCCGGAAGTGTGGACAGGGATATGGCTCATGCCGCTCTCGCCATTGTAACCTCGGAAGAGGACTACATCATATTCCATACCGTCGAGCAAGGCGTCTATTACACCGAACGCATTACCTCCAAGGAATTCTTTAGTCGAACGTATGCAGTATTCCGCGTCCATTCAAAGTCTCCCATCAACTGGAAGCCATTACCATGAATGAAATCATCGTCTCCGGCGGTACCAAGCTCCAAAAGAAGCTGGTCATGGAAGCCGCCAACTATTACCTCAAAGACCTCATTCCAGCATATTCTGTAATGCTGCTGATCAAACTGCGTAAGGACCTATTCAAGAAGGAGGGTTTAAAAGCAGATTGTATCTGGGAGGACGACCGTAATAAGCCGCGTGAATTCAATATCACAATTGATTCCAGTATGAAAATGCACGGTGTCCTACGAGCACTGGCTCACGAGTGCGTCCATGTGAAGCAGTTTGTGAAACGAGAAATGTGTGATACCGGCAACTGCTATATTACGAAATGGAAGGGTCAGGCGTACCACACCAACAAGGGTAACTACTGGGAACTACCGTGGGAAATTGATGCGTATGGGCGCGAGGTGGGTCTCTACGAAATGTTTGTGACCAACAAGCGCCATACCAAGAAACCGTGGTACACTAAGGACCGAGACTATTAATCAACCTATTTAATTCCCATCCCTTTACGGACATCATGATACATTGTATCCTTATGAGCTGCAGTCATTTTTGAAGGAGCTCCCGCATGAAAGGCTTTTTTATTACCGGAAGCGGCGTGAGAACGCATTTTGCTTGCTGAAATACCTTTGGTACCTTCTGCATCCGGATCGCGTTCTCCTGCAGAATGTACCGTAATTGATTTAAACTTGTAGCCCTTATGGCCGTTCGAAGAAGGAACTCCGTTATACTTATGAAGTAATGCGTGAGTGTCTTTTGCGCGATCAGATCCCATTACAACATGTAAATGCTGAACGCCTTTGTCAGAAAGATCGGCGGCATGATGGAGAATCGTCGGCTTTTCCTTGCTGGATGAAATTATATTTGTTCCAGGAAATGCATGTTTTGCGTGCTTTACCTTTTGAGATGGACTCAATGGATTCTTCTTTGTATCATGACTATGAGATAAGATTACGGTATGTCCAGCATTATACTTTTTGGCCACATCGTGAACTTTGTTCACTACATTTTCGTGTCCATGAGTGATTGGATTCATCCGTCCAAATGCAAGAACGTGGTGTGAACCTTCCGATTTTGCTGCTTCTTTTACAAATTGTTTAAATGATAGCATAATTATTGTGCTCCGTGATACGCCTTAATGCTTCCGTCATGCTGTACATGCCATGCGTGAATTTTTGTGTTTGGATGCTTTTTACCCAAAGCTAAAGAGTGATCAAGGTTTTCCTTACTGTCATCATATACATGGACATTCTTGAATTTATGTTGGGCAATATGATGATCAATTACACGTGCTTTCTTTTCGGCAACGCTGCCGGGAGTCTTATCGTTACCCGCGCGGTTCACGTGAATGTCGTGAATCGGTAAACCGTGCTTTTTGAATTTTGCAAGGTACTTGTCCTTATCATTCATATCACCTCTGGCAGTATTGATAATGATCTTATGTTGAGGAGAATTCTTGATGTTATTATGAATCGCCTTCACCTTGGCCAACATCTTATGGATAGGATGCGATTCATCATGAAACTTTTTAGAATCCTGAAATTCACTATAATCGTAGTGATGTCCAGGAGATAGTTTATGATGATTGTATTCCGAATTGCTTAGCGATGCCACGTGCTTCTTTCCGTGCATCACGTGCACCTTTGCATTTGTCTTGAATAGAGTTTCGTCCACATCAAATGAATGAAGTGTTCCGTGTTCGCCTGCTTCGGCTAAAAACTCAAGGAATGATTTCACGGTTTTTTGGCTGCCCAAGGTTTTACTTTTAGGAGATTTGCTTTTGCAAATTCCGACCGATTAACCAATTTAGTTGGTTCAGTTTTTCCATTGTGGGTGTGGTTGATTACAAAGCCTTCGGGTTTTGATTTTACACCGTTAATATGGTGTTCAAGACCACCCTCGTGCTTTTCAAGGTTTCTCACCAAAGTATTCTTTGCTGCGGCAAGATGTCCGTGCATTGCCAATAGATTGTTATAATGACCAGCGTGCTTTTTAATATGTGCAACGTGTTCTGCTCCTGCTGCTTTTGCTTTATTGATTCCTGCTGGGGTCTTTAATTTGCTAGCAATCTTTTCGTGTTGCGCAGTAATATGAGATTGGAATCCCGATGCACTTGGAGTCTGATCGTGGCGGACGGTATGGTTGATATATGTTGCTAAATGGCCGCTATCACCCTGATGCTGTTTTGTTGCTGCATACATTTTGGCGCCGTGTTTATCGTGAATTGCCTTTGCGGCTGCCATATGTTTGTGGAATGTATCCTGCTCGTGTTTAGGATAATCAATTTTTCCCGTATCATGTTCCGCGGTTTTCATATGTACATCCGGATGATGAGTAAAATTATGTGTGTCAGGATGTGGGCTTACCGACATATGCTCGAATCCTGGTTTTGTAGGATTCGGATGATATTGCTGATGCACCACAACTCCAACATGCGAACGCTTTACCTTTTTCTCCTCATCTCCGTGAGCAGTATATGTAATGGTATTTGGGGTGAAAGAAACGGCTTCGTGTATATTATGATCCTCACGAGAATGCATAACGTCTCCCTGATAAACACCGTGTTTTGGAGTGACCTTAGGAAGATGTTTTAGAGCGGTCTTTAATTTACTTGCAAGACCAGGAGCGTGACCGTAGTGTTTATCAACTTCGGCTGGACTATGGGCCAGCTTTGGGTCTTTATTAAATGCAGATTTTGTCGCAACAAAAAACTTCTTTGTTACCGGATGATGTCCGAAAACAATTGACGGAGCTCCATCATACTTCATCGTTAGATCGGAACTTGTTTTCTTTGCTTTCATATGCTCGTGGGCGTGCATAAGAGCAGCATGAGCATGTTCAAAACCGTGTGAACCGTGCAATAAAGGACGGTCTTCAGCATGGTGAATATGCTTTAGTTTCTGAGGAGATTCTTCTCCGCTTTGTTCATTGAGCATGGAGACATAAGTCTCAGCAACTGATTTTAAGCTATTAAGGTCGGTCATAACGATTGTTTTGTTGAAGATTTGATTAATTTAAATCCGATTCTATTGATAATAGGGTATGATGAGCTTGAAGGTGACTCGAATTTGAATTTTGCATCGGAAAATGATTTAATTGAGAATCTGAATCCATTTGGTTTTTCCTTTGAGCCAAGAACATCTAGATATACTTGATCAATGTTTCTCATTCTTGCCGCCATTGTTAAAAGTTCAGAACCACCATTTTTTTCATCATTGAGCCATTTCATTATTTCGATCGTGAGAGGATGGAAAAGAATACCCCAAGACTTTTTTCTATCACCGGGTTTAAGAGTTTTATCATTAATGATTTCTCCGGTAGATTCTTTTTCTTTACTGCCAACGGCATTCCATAAACGTCTAAAATTGCCTGGAGGTTTTTCCATACAATTAGGATATATCATTGTTTTCATGATATCCTCAAGATTTTTCATTGTAGGTTTACCACCCGTATAATTTGCCATCAATTTCTTATTTACGTTTAAAATTTTAACTAGTTCTTGCCATCCACGACCGTCTATATATTGAGCCGCTTCAACAACGCCTTCGAATAGAGGCTTTTCAAGAATTTCAAGTACCTTATATGCCTTTTTGTATTTTTTTGGAATCATATTTTTAGATTCCAATAACATAAATTCGCCTTTAAGATCGGTAAAGGATGGCTTTCCGCCTTCTCCCGATTTTGCGGAAACTGGAAAATCTGTATCATCTCTGGTGATAAGGATATAGTCGATGAGTTTTTCGTTTTCTTCTTCGGGAAATTTTACACTTTTAAATTCTGTTGGTTTAAGCCTAAGGTAATAAAGAGCACCCGCAATTTCACCAAAATCAGAAGTAACAATACCGAATTCCGTATTATCACCTTGAGCTACGGCTTGAATGCTTTCTTCTGGATTAAAAAAATCTTTGGCTTTATTTGCATTGTCAAGAATATCTAAACAAAGATTTACGACTCTTGCGGATATAGGACTGTTCGCATTATTTGGTTTAGACCAAATTTTTAATTGGTTTGATACCTTAAGATATAACCTTTCGGCACTGACTGGGCTCATACCCAACCCGAATTTTTTCGGAGTCAGAGCCTTTTTTGTCAGTAATACCGTTGAAGCCATTCTCCTATTTATAATAAATAACCATCTATGAAACTAACTCTTGTGACTCC